CAAGAGTTACTGGACGACATCGGCGTTGAGGTTGAGTTAGACGATCCTATCGTCGAAATTGAAGGCAGCATCGAGATTACCCTAGAGCCGGAATTTGACAGTGAGTTTGATGACAACCTCGCAGAAATCTTAGAAGACAAAGTTCTAAACAAGATTGCCTCAGAACTGATTGAGCTTGTTGAGGCGGATATATCCTCCCGTAAGGACTGGGCAGAAAGCTTTGTCAAAGGTCTGGAAGTTCTAGGTTTAAACTACGAAGAACGCACAGAACCTTGGAGCGGAGCCTGCGGGGTTTTCTCCACTGTCCTCACTGAAGCTGCCATTAGGTTTCAGTCTGAGTCCATCATGGAGACATTCCCAGCCGCCGGGCCGGTCAAGACTGAGATCATTGGAGCAATTGATCGTGTAAAGGAAGAAGCTGCCGAACGTGTACAGGCAGACATGAACTTCAAACTAACCGAAGAAATGCCCGAGTACCGACCTGAGCATGAACGCATGTTGTACTCCTTGGGTCTGGCAGGCTCCGCGTTTAAAAAGGTCTACTACGATCCAGCAATGGAGCGTCAGGTCGCAGTGTTTATTCCTGCCGAGGACATGATCATTCCCTACGGTGCTTCTAATCTGCAACACGCAGAACGTGTCACGCATGTAATGCGTAAAACCAAGAATGAAATGCGCCGCCTTCAGGTCAGTGGGTTCTACAAAGACGAGGATCTTGGTGAGCCGGTTCAGTACCTGACAGACATTGAAAAAAAGAAAGCTGATCAACAAGGTTACAAAGCAACGGACGACGACCGTTATCAACTGCTTGAGATCCATGTGTACTACGACCTCGAAGGTTTTGAGGACGAAGACGAAGACGGTGAGCAAACAGGCATTGGCCTGCCTTATGTCATCACCATCGACAGAGGAACGAACAAGGTTCTCGCCATACGCAGGAACTACTTAGAAGACGATGCTAAAAGAACCAAACGTCAACATTTCGTGGACTACTGCTACATCCCGGGATTTGGCTTTTATGGCATGGGACTGATTCATATCATTGGTGGTTATGCCCGTGCGGGCACATCTTTGATTCGTCAACTGGTAGACGCGGGAACGTTAGCCAACCTGCCCGGCGGATTGAAGACCCGGGGTGCAAGGATCAAAGGGGACGACACACCCATCCAGCCCGGTGAGTTCAGAGACATTGATGTCCCAAGCGGAGTCATTAAGGACAACATCACATTCCTTCCTTACAAAGAACCAAGCGCAACTTTGTTGACTTTGCTGGACAGGATCACAGAAGAAGGCCGCCGCCTAGGTTCTATCTCGGACATGAAGATCTCGGATATGAGCGCTAACGCGCCGGTCGGCACGACCTTAGCTCTTTTGGAGCGCACCCTAAAGACCATGGGAGCCGTCCAAGCCCGTGTTCATTACTCCATGAAACAGGAGTTTAAACTCCTCAAAGGGATCATTCGGGACTACACACCGACCGAGTATGAGTACGAACCCCAAGGAAGCGACCGTCAGGTCAAGCAGGCCGACTATGACTTGGTTGAAGTTATTCCTGTCTCTGACCCTAACAGTTCAACAATGGCCCAAAGGATCATGCAGTATCAGGCTGTGATTCAACTGGCCTCCGGTGCGCCTCAGATCTATGACCTACCCTTACTGCATCGTCAGATGATTGAGGTGCTGGGTGTCAAAAACGCAGATAAATTGATCCCCGGCGCAGACGACCAATCACCCAAAGATCCAATCAGCGAGAACATGGCTTTCCTCAATGGAAAACCAACCAAAGCATTCATCTATCAGGATCAAGAAGCCCACATTGGCGCACACACTGCGTTCATGCAGGATCCAATGATCGCAGCCCAGATAGGACAAAACCCAATGGCTCAAAAGATGCAGGCCGCTGTCATGGCCCACATCGCAGAGCATTTGGCGTTCTTGTACCGTAAGAAGGTCGAAGAACAAATCGGCGTGCCTCTGCCAGCACCTGATTCAAAACTACCAGAGGACGTGGAACTCCAGTTGTCCCGTCTGGTCGCACAGGGATCTGCCCAGTTGCTCCAAGCCAATCAGGCTCAAGCGCAACAACAGCAGGCCCAACAACAAGCCCAAGATCCGCTCGTGCAGATCCAGCAGGCTGAACTACAGCTTAAAGGTCAGGCCGAGCAGACCAAAGCACAAAAGAGCGCAGCAGACATTGAGATGGCCAAAGCCAGATTGGAACTTGAGAACAAGCGGATCGACACGCAGGCTCAACTGGACATGGCTCGTATCCAAGCGCAGGAAAAACAAAACAACCAAAAAGTTCAAGTTGATCTGTTTAAACGAGGTAAATGATGAACGACGACAAAATTTTTGAGTATTTGCTATCTGATCTACGTGATAAAGAACGCAATGTTCAAGAAAGTATCGGGGCTGGTGCAGCGCAAGACTATCCAGCGTACCGAGAAATGTGCGGCCAAATTCGAGGTCTGATGTACGCACAGAACTTAATCCACGACCTTGTTCGAAAACTTGAAAGAAATGACGATGACTGAATTCGATGCAGTAGATTTATCAGGCGTTCTGAATAAATCAAACGAGGAAAGGGCGACTCAAGTGCCCGATCCTGCAACCTATCACCTTCTTTGTATGCTTCCGAAAGCTGAAGAAGAAATGGGCGACTCCGGGATTCTTAAATCCGCAACCATGATGCACCACGAAGAGATCCTTTCTCCCGTGCTGTTTGTGGCAAAAATAGGGCCAGATGCGTTTAAAGACACCAAACGTTTCCCGTCTGGGCCGTCATGCAAAATTGGGGACTTTATTATTACAAGACCCAATACAGGAACTCGCATGAAGATTCATGGAACTGAGTGGCGGCTTATCAACGATGACAGCGTTGAAGCCATTGTGCAAGACCCACGCGGCATTCAGCGCCCATACTAAGGAGTCATCATGGCAGATACAGAAAAGATTGAATTTGAGTTTCCGGATGAGGTTGAAGCTAGGCAGTCCCGCGAGGGCAGCAAGGTTGTTGAACCGGACGAGCCGGAAATAGAAATCGTAGACGACACCCCGGAGGAAGATCGCGGCAGGACACCCATGGCCACGCCTCCTGTGGAGCCAACTGACGAAGAACTAGCAGCCTATTCTCAGAAAGACCGCAACAAACTGCGCGAATTTACCAAAGGCTACCACGACGAACGCAGAGCCAAAGAAGTTGCAATCCGGGAAAAGGAAGAAGCAATACGCATTACTCAAGCAGTTTATGAAGAAAATCAAAAACTCAAGAACAATGTGTTTACCAGCCAAAATGCCCTGCTAGAGCAGGCTAAACGGGTGGTTGCTCAAGAGGTGGAAGAAGCTAAGGGCAGGTATAAAAAGGCTTATGAGTCAGGCGACTCAGATGCTTTGGTACAGGCTCAGGACGACATCACCAGCGCAAGGATGAAAGCGGAGCGTGTAAACAATTTTAAGCCTGCCCCTTTACAAGAGGAAAAAACTGTTGTACAACCCGCATATCAAGCACCCCGAGTTGATACCAGAGCAGTGGAATGGCAACAATCCAACAAATGGTTTGGTAGCGACAAGGAAATGACCGGATTCGCGCTGGCGGTGCATGAAAAATTAGTTAACGATGAGGGTTTAGATCCTCAGAGTGACGAATATTACAGGCGCATCAACGGTAGAGTGCGCCAAGTGTTCCCAGACAAGTTTGATTCTGAGGAACCCGCTGATACGACTCAGCGAAAAAAATCAAACGTTGTTGCTTCTGCGACAAGAAGCGTGGCCCCTAAAAAGATCACCTTGAAGCCATCAGAAGTAGCTATTGCCAAGAGGCTTGGCGTTTCTCTGGAACGCTATGCTCGTGAGCTTTCGGTATTGAAAAGGAAAGAAAATGACTGAACAGATTCGTGAAAAAAGAACGACTGAGACTCGTGAAAACTTAGAACGCCCTAAGAAGTGGTCGCCCGCAACCCTGTTGCCTGACCCCGAGCCAGAACCCGGTTATACATTCCACTGGGTTCGTTTGTCCACCTTGAATAACCCTGATCCGTCAAATATCTCCGCTAAATTACGAGAGCACTGGGAGCCAGTTAAAGCTTTAGACCAACCCAAGCTTCGTTTGATGAGCAACCCTAACGGGCGCTTTCCAGACGGAATTGAAATAGGTGGTTTACTGCTTTGCAAAACTCCAATTGAAATTGTGCAACAGCGAAATGAGTATTATCAAAAAATTGCTAATTCTCAGATGGATTCCGTAGACAACGCTTTCATGCGCCAAAACAACGCCAAAATGCCTTTGTTCAGAGAACTAAGCACTAGGACGACAATTGGCAAAAATCAATAAATTTAGGAGCTTAATATGGCTTATCCAACGGTAGATGCCCCTTACGGGCTAAAACCTGTAAACCTAATAGGTGGACAGGTATTTGCGGGCGCAACCCGCAACATGGAAATTGCAAGTGGTTATGCCACTAACATTTTCTATGGTGACTTGGTAAAACGTATTACATCAGGAACAATCGAGTTAGACGCTGGCACAACAACTGCCACGCCTT